TCTACCCATCCTTTGCCTTTATTACGCATAAACCAACCCCGAAGACCGTATTTCTTTTCTAAAGAAAATTTGGCTTCATTTAACAATGAATCCACTAGAATATCAAATTTTTGGGTCATTTTTGTGATCCTTTATTATTTGATTTTTAATTGTATTTAAAAAACAAATCCAGTCATCAACATTATTTGTATTTCTTCCTATATTAGCAGAATAACAACACAGCACACAATTTTCTTTTGTATAAGGTTTGTTATTGTCTATTCTATCTACAGAAGGTTTTGAAGGAAACTTGTGTTTTGAAGTTATAGTCATCGGTATTTTAAACCAAAAACATAAACCATTTTGTTTTTCCCAAAGTTGTTTTATATACTCTGGAGACATATCTGTTTGAGGATAGCGTTTTTTTATTAAACGAAACAAATAATTATTCCATTTTTTTTCTCTTGATTTTAGATTATAAAGTTGATTTTTTAATTTTGAAGAAGGTTTATTTCTATAAATTTTTCTTATATTAGAATAACAATCTTTACAAATATTCCATAACTTAGAAGTTTTACTATTTCTAGCTCTATTATTTTGATTCAATTGTATATCACATTTTTTACAATTTTTTGGTATTGTTTTTCCATTTAAAAATTTATTTTCAGATATGTATTTTTCTTTTTTTACGACAAGTGTACATTTATTACATACTTTAATTTTTGAAATATAACTCGGACTTAATCGAGATTTAACTTTTCTTTTACAGTTTGGACAAATGTATGTTCCATAAGGATGTCCGGTTTTTGCTTTATATTCAATACTATATTCTGTAATCATTTTTTCTTGCTTTTATTTCCCCAATTAGCTGCGCCTACTTTGCGACACTTTGATAATGAAGCACTTCCGTATGCGGATGGCCACACACGATATCTGCGTTTAACTTTGTAATAGCAAGCATCTCGTTTGGATTTTTTCTTGGTGGCTTCTTCAAGAAGCTGATTTACTAGATCGTTGAAGTTCATATTAAAAAATTAATGATTGAATTGTATAAGCAAACGGAATTATTGAACCGACAAAAGGAAAAATCCAATTTTTACAACTAAAGTATTTTGCAGTACCTGGTTTTGCAGTTGAGCATTTATGTCGTGCCCTAAAACTTTTTCGTCTTTTAGGATTGCTTTTTTTAATTCTTAGTTTTGGATCACCATAATGAACTCGTTTTAATTTTCCATCAACCCGGGCACAACGCATATACTTTTTGTCTTTGCGAGTTGATTGTGTTTGACCCGTTACTTTCGAACAACGTCTTTCCTCAACCACACCTTCTTTTACTTCTTCATTGTCTTCGTTCCCACCATAATATCCATAATCCTCATCCGTTCCATGACCTGCACTGGCTAGAGCTTCTGCATCATCGCTCATGTCATTGGAACCTCTTGGTTCAGAATCATCACCTTGATCTTCTTCTTCTTTTTTAAGATTTTCAAGATAATCAGATATGGTAGTAATATAATCATCAGCAAGAGTTATTTTGCTTTGAACCCAACCTTCAAATTGATCATCATTTTGAATCATTCCTATCATACGATCAATCTTATCCCGCATGCTTTTTAATTGATAAAGAGCCATTCTTCCTTCATCATCACCTTCTGGAACATGATCTTCATTCAATGTTCCCATAATTTTGTCAAAAGCACTACCAAAACTACTTTCTTCTTTCATGCTTTCCGGATCGCTTTCAATATCATGTGGCTCATCTTCGAATTGATTAACTTCTTTTTCAGCGTGATATGCCAGTTTAAAAGCTTCAGGTCCAATAGATTTTTTTATAAATTCCATTACTTCGCCATCTCCACGAAATCTGTAAGGAAATAGATTTCTGGTTTGAAGAACCAATTTGATTAAATCGGGTTGGGCATCTATTATTTTTGTCTTTTCCTGATTATCTTTTTCTAAATTTTTTATTGCTTCTTTTGCTTTGTTCAAAGCAGCTTTTGGACTCATAGATAGGGCTATGCCTGATTCTTCACCTTCATTTGGAGCATATTCATATGCTTCAGGAATAGAATCTAAAGTCTTTTTAATCACATGAGGTTTAAAAACAGAAAGAAGATTGCTGTAATTTTCAAAAATGTATGCCAAAGTGGGTTTCTTTTTGTTTTCTTTTACAATGTCCCGAAGGATAATGTCCAGATCATTTTCATCCATATCATATTCTACATTAATATTTTTCATAAATTTGCACCTTTTTGTTCAACATAATTATTTATGTATTCTATAAGGGTTTTTGATGTATCTTTGATCACATTAAAATTATTGTTAATGTGTTCTGGATCAATCTGCCAAATTGCCAAATATTTCTCAGTGTGTTCGGCAGGTATACCATACTCACTCAGAACAAAATTAGCCACTCCTTCTGCTTGAAGTTCCCTTATTTTTCTTTCTGGAACGTTTTCTCGGTCTTTCCAGTGCAACATTTCATGTGCAACTTCATGAACCAAGGTACTCAAATTTTCGCTTATCAATTCAATAGTTCCACCTTTGCTAACTCCTCGAGCGCCGCCCAGTTCATCTTCATTTTTAATATCAATTTTAATATTATTTTCACTTGCATATTGTTTAACAGCATCAAAAATTACACGCATACGCTCATCTAATGGTGTATCATCATACCATTGAATTTCTTCGGGCATTTCTTTTTCTTTTCCAGGAATAGGTTCGGTTTGACTGATATCAAAAACAGGGACCAATCGAAATCTAGTTATTCTTTGAAGAACACCTGATGCTGGATCTTCACCAACGGAAACTTCTTGATCTTTATTTTTGACCATGATAGGAGCATAAATTAAAATGGCTTTTTCACCTGTTTTGATCTTGCGTCCAAATTGACGATACCACATGTTTTTTCCGCCCACTTTTGTGGCATTTTTACGTTGCAAGAAAATGAGTATTTGATTGTTGAAAGAATAATTGCGAAATCGCTTTTGAAACTGAACATATTCCTGATACTCTTTGCTATTTTTTACATTAACGATGCCTGATTTTAAAAGTTCAACAAATTTCTTAAAACGATCTTCCAGGTTTTCACCACTAAATTCTGTTACAGCAGTTTCTGCTGATGCTTCTTCTTTGTTAAACTCATTAAATTTCTTAATTGTATCTTTCACGAAATCATTGGCTTGAGTTTCATCTAAAGGAGCTGTTTCCCATCGACGTTCCAGCGCATTCCATTTAAAACCCAAAGTTTTGATAAAATCTTTATTGCTAAATGTCTCATTACCAGCAGCTTTTACATCTGTAAGATCACTGCTTGCTATAAATATTGTTTTACCTTCTGGTCCTTGTCTTTTTTTCAAAACAAGCTTTTCGGTTAAAAAAGTTTTTATATTTTTAAAACTAATCATGATTTACTAAATATTTATATGAGTATGAGTGACGATATGCGTAAAATGGCAGATCTTTATTGTGAAAATCTGGGGCTTGGACCTCAAGCCAACACCAATTTAAATCCTTCTCCCAATATGCCTACTGTCATTAAAAATGATCCAGATAAGGTTTTAAACGAGTTTCTGACGTTTTTAAAGGGTTTACAAGGTCCAGATATACGCAAAAAAGTAATTTTGCGTGTTTTGGAAACTATTCTTTAAGACGATAAAACTTTATACAAGTTATATGTCCGGTTTGATCAACAATACTACCTTTAAAAATTTCTACTTTATTATTTTGTCTTAAAACAGACAAAGCACGACGAGCCACTTCTTGATTAATTTTCATTTCTCTACAAAGTTGAATGTGTGTTTTCCAATTCTTACCTTTAGGAAGTTTTTGACGACTTTTAGCATAATCATAGTAAAGACCTGGCCAATTTTTTTTAAGTGGCTTATAGAAAATTTTACTAGTAATAGATTTCCTGCATGTTAATGATGTTCCCACATTTTTTTTAATTTTTTCTGTTTGTTCACACCATTTTAAAAATTTAATAGAAGAATTTGCACTACATTTGATAATGTCCATAACTTCCAGTCTGGTTTTCCAATTACCAGATGGTCTTAGTTCTTTTTTTCTTACTATGGATTCTAACTGTTTAACCCATTTAGACATAATTTATACCAGATTTTACGAGTTAAAAATTTTCTTTTGCTATCATATTTATATCCGTCAAAAATTTGAATTTGTTTGTTTAATTTATTTTCCCTAATAAGTCTTAAAATTTTTGTTCGGGCCAAGCCTGTTTTTTGTGTTAGTTCACCAACAGTAAACCAATTTTTACCATTAGGAATTCTTTGATTTTTTATTTTATGTAAATTTTTTTCAAAAATATTTTTCCAAGTATCATTTTTTAAACGATACCAGACAGCTTTTGTAATATATCCGTTTTCTGATCTTATATTACCAACAAACATTTCACATTCTTTTTTCTGAATCATTTGAGAAATGACCCGACGAATCATATGCATTGATTTATTAGTAGTACTATGAATTTGATTTATATTCATCCATCCAGAACCATTTGGAAGTTTTTCGTCTTTACGCATTTCTTGAAAAAGAAACTTGGACCAATCATCTTTTTGAAGATTTTTTATCTTGAATTTCTTGTTACTCATAACCCGATAATATCGGATACAAAACGATTGTCAACTATATACTTTTATATTTGTAGGAATGATATATTTACGATTACGCTCTTTTGCTTGATAAACTTCATGGGTTCCATCACCATGAATAAGACCAAATGCCCATCCATGTTGCCATCTTAAACGGCGCATTTGATTTCTATTGTAGCTAGGGTTCAAACTGCTAAGACAACCTATGTTCCAACATTCTCGTACATCAATGCTTACGCTACGGAAATAATCGATTGCATGTGTATGACCAAATAAAACGTTTCCATAAGTGTCTGCATGTTGTTTAGAACCATGAATGTTGTGCCCATAACCATGAACAAATGAAAGTGATCCGCACTTGTAGACACCCTGTTTCGAATCATATGGAAACATTTGAACTCTATGTTTTTTAACAAGATCTTCAATTTCGGCTGTTCCTTGTGATGCATAATCTCTTTTCAAACCACTTCCTGCATTACCTAAAAGATCATAAATTCTTTCGTCATGATTTCCTCGTAGAAACACACGCTCTTGACCGAATGAAAAAAACTTTTTGAAGAAATCTTTACCTGCATCCCAATCTTCTTCCATGCTTTGACTTTCTTCATAGTCAGCGCTTGCATTTTTACGAATTGCCCGGAAATCCCAAACGTCACCGATACAAACCGTAAGATCCGGTTTATAATCGCGCATAAAATTATATAAACATTTTAATGCAAAAGGATCTGCTTCGTCTCCATGAATATCACCAGCTGCAACAAATTTAATAGGTCTAGCCATAAACTTATATTACATGAAAAGGTGTAATTTCAAGCGTTTGTATCAGGAATATATTTATTTAGTATAGGCAAAATTATATTCTCTAAATTGTTAAAAGCGTTTTCTGCAGTTACAGTTAAATTCAACAAACTGGCTTTTTCTTTATCATCCAATTTGTCAATTAAAAGAGCTTTTCTTATCAAATCCACAAGATATTGAACACCTTGAGTATCCATCTTATTTTGTTCAGGAGCTGGCTGTTCAGAAGCAGTTTCTTCCGGTGCAGTTTCTGGTTCAATTGCATCCAGGTCTGCAGGAGGTGCTTCATTTAGAAGAGAATATTTGTTTTTTAAAATATCATTAAATTTCATTTAATTTTACTCAATCTTTGGTTGATTTGATTTAATTTACCAACAAAAGCATTCACAGTTCCTTTTACAGCAGTATCCACAACTTTTTTGTCTTGATTGCTCATGAGTTTTCTTACAACACCCAAATCATCATCAGTCATTGAAGTTTTATTTTCTTCTTCATCTTCACCTTCTGATTTTTCAGAGTGTTTTGATATTTTTCCGGAAGGATCAATTTTTATTTTTCCGCTCTTTCCATCCATATCATAGCTGACAACTGCATTCATTTTTTGAATGCCATCGTATTTTGCATTCCCAGATGAAATCATTTTGTCCACAACATTCCTTTGCAGTTCGTTTAATTCGTGTTCTTTGATATCTAATTTTAGATATTCTTGTTCTAAAAGACTTTGGAATCGAGACATATAAGATTATTTACTCTAATTTCATAGTATAATTTCGTTTTAAAACAGAATTGGACACGTTATATTGTTTAAAAATCTTTTGTATGTCTTTCATACTGAAATTTTTACTACTTTGAGCCAATATTGAATTTATAATTTTGGAAGCAATTTTTTTATAAAACAGCTTGTCGGAGGATATCAATTTACCAAAATTTTCAAACGTTCCTTCATATTCTATAAGAGTATAATTAAGATATTTTTCAAATTTTTTAAGAATATTCAAACATATTTTATATATTTCAGCATCTTCAAAGTATTCTGTGATTTCCAAATCATCACTTATTTTTTCAGTCAATATGAAAGCAATATCCTCTTTTTGACGCTTGATTACAAAATTTGAAAGAAGCAGATTAGCCAAATGATAAACCAGTATATTTTTTGCATCCTTGTTTTTATTCAGAGGCTTTTCCAACAATTTTAAATTGTGACATGAATCCAAAATCCTTTTTTCAATACGATTTGAAAAAGCATCCCAAAAATCAATAAAAACAATATTATCCTTCTTTTTCATTTTGGAACCAGTATTCCCGGGGCTTTCCAAGTCTGCAGTTAAGTATTCCATTGTAGTATTGCTTATTTTTTATCACTTCGTTTTGAATTTGCAACTTTATCTCTTCATATCCAAGCTCCCATTTGCTTTTGCAGAACATTAAAATTTCAAAAGTAAAATTTTCTTTACCATATTTTTCTATATCTTCATTTAATTCCCTGCAACTTCCAGTGTAAGTTTTCCAATCACTTTCAGAATATGATACTTTTCTATTTTTGCGGCTTTTTAATCTTCTGCTTTTTTTAAATTGCAGCTGTTTCTTTCCAATATATTTTCTATTATTTTTTATATTGGTGATCAAATAAATGAACCCAAAACTTTCAGGTTCAAATTTTTCACAAATCCAGTGACCATGATCACTCATGAATTACATTCCCCGTCTTTGTATCAAAATCTTTATTTTTTTCTTTTTCTTTTTACCTTTTTTTGAAATTTTAGTTGCTCCAAATGCAAAAGGAATTCTGGCATCTCCTGGTGCATATCTGTCTCCACTGGAAATAGTTCCAGGAGGATTAAAAATACTTCCTATGC